AATCGGCGGCACAGGCTCGGTTGTAAATGACCACAAATCACCGGTTGTATTACCGTCCACGCCGATTTCGTCAATTCGCCAAAAATACGTTGTGTTATAATCCATCGTGCCGGTGTCATAAGTTACGCCGGCTTGATTCCCAATAAACGTCGGCGGATTTGTGCTGCCAAAAAAAACATCGTGGCTAACCGTATTCGCTCCGGCAGTCCAAGCTAAATCCTGCGTTATATTTACATCGGTCGCATAATTTGACGGCGTTGGATTTATTGCCTTTGTCGGAATTGATGGCGGCGGGCAGTTAAATGTGTCTAACCATTCGGATGCCATAATCGCCACATCGGCAAAATCGACAGTGCCGCTGTTGTCTAAATCACCGATGCCGGAAGTCTGCCAGTTCTCGGCCAACATTGAAAAGTCGGTAAAATTCACCGTGCAGTCGCTATTCAAGTCCGCGACAAGGCCAAAAGATTGAATTGAAAATAACAAAATTATGACTAATATCTTTTTCATCCGACCCGTTCAATTTGTATGACTATTTTTTCATTGCTTTTTGGTTTTCTAAAATCAAGTTTGCCGGGGAATTTCTCTGCAATTTCCTGCATACGCTTACGGACAGTTTCCTTGTCTTCTGTCCCGTCAACAGGAATTTCAGCAACTTCGCTAACCCGATAAAATGCCGCTCTTAGCTTTGCCATATTAACCCCGTTCACAGACACTATTATCTGTAGTAAGTTGCTTAACAAGCAGTTCAATCAATGGGTATCTTTTTACCTGAGACTTGCCGCCGATATATTCTTTTGACGTTTCAAGAATGCCGAGTTTTTTTGTTTCGCTTTTAATCACGCCGGTTTTATCGAGGTCATCGAGCAGCGTGTCGCCGCCGATAACTTTCAAGGCAAGCTCGGCACAAGCGTCTTTTAATGCCTGTGGAATTACGTTGTATTCAATCAGGCAGTTTTCGCCATCGTAAGCACCTGTTCTTGGCCAAGCTAATGCCTGAGTAGTGGTATATTTTGTACCTTTCCACTTACCCGCGTGCTTTGCATCAAGATACTGGGTTGCCAATCGCAAGGCCGCTTCTTTATCAGCGTTATCTGCCCCGCTCCAGTCGGTCGAGCCACTATGGTCGAGGTGGTAAGCGTCTGCATCCGTAATGGACAAATAGCTATTTGCATTCGACAACCCTGTACCTGTTTCAACTATAAAAGTTGCAGCCATAATCAGTCCTTTTTGTACTTCTGATAATAAACAACAACATCAATCGGATTCAAATTGCTCGCACCTTTTTTTGTTTCAGTAACCGTAGCCACTGGTATAACATCAGCTTTGCCTTTTAAAGTCTCTGAAGCTGTAATTTCCACTGGAACATCTTCGCTTGTAAGCAGTGCTGAGTAATCAAGCGTGATTAAATTTGCATCGGTTTTAGCCACGCCAGTTCCGCTGAAAGTAAGGACAATGTTATTAGCCGCAATCCCGCCAGCGGCAGTGGATACTATTTTCGCAGTCCCGAAAGCGGCATCAAGGGCGGTGTCTATTCCCGATTTTGCCGCATCCCAAGCAATAGCCCCTGTGGTTGTTCCATCGAACGTTATGTGCCAGTGCCCCTTTGCAACCGTAGCGGCCTGAGCGATAGTCTGCGTTTCATTGTTGCCGGTATCTACCAAACTTGCGGCATTGATTGTAAATGCCGACATATCAACACCAGCCAGTGTTCCGCCGCCCGTTATGACTATATCGTTGCCATAGCCAAAGGCGGTTCCGGCGACAGCAACAACATTTCCCGTCCCTATCGTACTCAAAGCCTCAATGCAGGGGTCTATAACCGATGTGGTTGCACCGTAAGCAATCGCAGAGGTAGTCTGCCCGCCATACGAAATTGTATAAGTTCCCGCGTCCGGCGTAACCCCCGATGCCGCAATACTTATCGTTTGAATCTCGTTGTCATAATTCACATCGGAAACAGTACACGTCAAAGTGCTAAAGACCGTAACATTACGATAGTTACAATTTGAGTCGATATTATCCTTTTGGGTAATCGCATACCCGTAAGGAATCATTACGCTGTTGCAATCAGTTTTTTGGAATAGAGTAAGGCCAATATCGTCCTCAATCTTGACACCCCAGGCTTTTTCAGTGCCAGTGGAATTTATCGTTATCCGATTGAGTTCGCCATAAATCAGGTCGCTTGTCAAACTGACAGTATTTATATCCTGACTGTCGAAGTGAAATTTGACCATACCCCATTTGCTTTCGTGATTAGCCGTTGAACCGTCTGGATAACTGACAGTGGCTGCCTGAGCCATACAGCACATCAAGAGCAACAAAACTATTGCTAAAATGAATCGTTTCATATTTACCTCACTTTGTTTTTATCTTTGATTTTCGTTGTTCCAACCGCAGATTATTCGGTCTTTGCTTCGGGCATAAAACCTGCCTCTGTTAGTTTGGCGATGATTGTTTCACGCTTCTTGACATTGGCGGGAAGACCGGCCTGCTGAGCGAATTCCATAATCTTTTCATCGCTGTATGTGGTGAAATCAACTGTCGAGGTGTGCCCAGCGGTCAACCTATAACCTTTGCTTGCCCATTCCTGCTGGTCGCATTTATTGACGATTACACGGCCTTTTTTGCCGTACATTACGATTGTTTCTAACTTTGCCATTTTCAAACACTCCTATAAAAAATTTCTTTAAAAAATACCCGCCCGCCACAAATTAACAGGCGGGTATAAACTCAATTTCGATTTACTACGCTGCACCGCATCCGCGGCAAGCGAGATTCGGGTCAAGCGTCTTTACGCCATACAGCACATCAAGAGCAACCTTGACAGCCGAACTATCACCGACGTAAAAAATTCTTGAACGGAGAGCCAGTCCGGTTATCGGGTCTGTGATTGTCGCAATCTTTGCACCAAGCTCGTTACCCATTTCAGACAGCGGAGCGGTTGCGAGAGCGAATGCGTTTCTATGGAACGCAAGATTTGCACGGTGTGCATCAATTCTGCCGGTAACGACCGTGTCCTCGTCAACATCAGCAGCAAGTCCAGGTGTAAATTCGACATCGCCCTCGCCACTGGTTAGTGTAACATCTTTTGTTACGGCATACTGCTGTGTGTTGCCTGCAATAACAAAGACATCGCCAGCCTTCAGAGTGCCGCCGCTTGTGCAAGCGTCAATATGAATCAGCTTTGCACCTTTGAGATAGACAGCAGTTGTTCCACTGCCGAAATCAATAGCCCCGGTGAAGTCGGCACATACGCCTGGTGTATGCCACGGCACATTTTGATTTGCGAAAATCTCATAGCCGAATTTCTTGCCAATGAAACCCCGCATTTGAGTATCAACGCCCGCCTGGCCTGCTCCCGCCTGCTGATTGAATGCCGCAAGATTGAGGAGTCCATCCTCAAGATTGCTGTCAATCATATAATGCAACATTGCATCATCAATCGGGACTTTGTTATCACGCATTACCTTGCGGAGCTTTGTTATGTCTGTGATTGCCGTGCTGCCGTTGGCCGCAAGGTCGTAATACCACGGAATGTCTTTGTATAAAGCACAAAGTTTCTGGTCGATGTCATCCGCAAGAGCAACGGCGGCTGGCCTGATATGCTCTTCGATAATTCTCTGGTCTGACCACGCCAGTTCTTTATCGGTCAAACTGAATTTGACTTCCATCCAGTTGTCCAGAGTAATATCAACGTACTCTGTTGCTAAATCCTGTGCAGAGGACGGAGCAGATGCCGCCGTGAATGTTGACGGCTTGCGGATGCTTACTGTCTGCCCTTTATTAAAACTTCGCCTTTCGGCATCATAGCCACGATGAACTCGGCCAGCCATTCCGAGACTTTTTTCAAGCTGAATCAACGCTTCCTGAGCGTAAAATATCGGGTTATAAACCCCAAGTGAATTTCCCATTTTTTTAACTCCTAAAAATCTTTTCTTAATTTTTGCCAGCCAACACGTTGTTAGCTATTTGCAATTTGAAGCTGGCTTCCCGCCTTTGCCGCTGCTTCTTTAGCGGCTCTATATTTAAGCGGGTCTTTGGCATCGGCTTGAGACAAAACGTGTACTCCGTTCTGAATCTTAACACCGCCGCCTGTTGCACCGCTACCCGATGCACCTGTACCCTCAAAAGCCGGAGCGTATGTATCTTTGGTTTTCATTTCTTGAACAAGTTCAGCAATCGACATATTGCCGGTCTGGCCGGTTGCCGGACTGATTCGCACAACACCGTCCTTATCAACAACCTCAACAACAAATTCGCCGTTTTCGAGTTGCTTCATTCTGACGTTGTTACGAACGTGCGGCAGTAATAATTCGATATTGCCCTTGTTTTCTGAAATGGCTTTCATCGCAGCGGATTCGACCAGAAGTTTTTCAAGTTGCTTAGTCAATTTGCTTACCAAGGTATCTTTCGCACTAAGTTCCCCTTTGTGCTTATCTTCAAGTTGTTTCTTGATAGCCTCAATCTGTTCCTTGACCTTTCCCTCGGTCGGCAATTCTCCAAGATTCTTAATCTTTTCAAGTGCCGCCCTGGCTGCCTGAGCATCAAGTCCCTCGAATGCTTTCAGGCCACCTAAAGCCGTGTCTTTTGCGGCTCGCTCTGCACTGAGAGCAGATTTAAGACCTTTGACGTTTTCCAGAGCAAAATCATTCACCGGTGTTACATCGAGCAAGTATGACCCATCATCTTGCTTTTTGTACTCCGGCCTGATTGCTTCTGGTAATTTGTCGAACGCTTCCTGTTTAATAATCGCTGCTAATGACATATAAAACTCCTTTGGCTTCCCGCCGTTAAACTTTTAAGAGGTTTCCCGCCTCTCGGACTTCCCGTCCTAACTTATTCGTAAGCAGGCAACACGCCTGCCTTAAACGCTTTTTGCGGGCAATAAAAAAAGACGGAGTTAGTGAGTTAGCACTAACTTGCCGTCTTCGTTTATTCTTGCGTCCTTAACGCCGTTGCAACAACGTTAAGAAACCCGCTTAATTTTATTTACTTTTTATCTATCTAAACACTTCCCATATTTTTCAAACAAAAACCCTAAAAACGATACTTTTATTCCATAGCAGTCATTTTTAGGCATAT